CGTTATAACCTTCCCATGTTACTAGAGATGAGTTATATCTGATACCACCAGTTTTCAATGCACCACCTGTTGGTCTCTCTGCTGTAGTACCTGTTGGTGGTACTAAATGACCTGTACCCATTTGGTCTCTTTGAGTATAACCTACAATTGCTCTTTCTGTTGGCACGGAAGTATTACTATCATTACCTAAAGTTTCGTCTGTACTAAATTCATTAATTGTAGCACCTAACTCAGCACCAATAGAACCAAGTTGTAATTCGTTTAGACCTGAAAGGTCAAATGCGTCTGCGTTTAGAGTTGCAACACCAGTTGCCTGTTCAATTCTGAATAAATCACCAACTCTAAAGTCACCATTTTGGTCAGTTGATGTAAAGTAAACACGACCACCTAATAATTCATTTACTTCGTCTGCTTGGTCAGCAGCTTGTGATGGTCCACCAGGATAATTTGTTGTTCCAAAATCACCAGTACCTATATCTAGGAAGTCATGACCTGTTAAACGAATATTTGAATAACCTGTTGTAATAGTAGTTGCTGTGTTATCTGCAATTGCATTACCTGAAGTAACAGATTGTGTAAGTCTAATTGTTGCTTGTTTGTTAGATGTGTTTGTTTCAGATACAGCAGATACTCTGTAATATGTTGAGTCACCTGCAAATTGAACATTAGCACCAAGTTTAATTACATTTGCACTAGCAAGTGTAGTATCACTTGAATCAACTGCAATTAAGGCACCTGTTTGACCTGTTTCAGCACTTGAAGCAGCCGCTTTAACTTGGAATGTTGAAGAATCTTCTTTTGTAATTGTTAATACTTCACCATTAACAAATGAACCTGAAATACTTTCTATATGAAAATGGTCTGTTGAGATATTTGTTCTAAAAATTGTTGCACTTGCGCCACCAGCACCTGATATTGTAGCAGTACCTTGACCTTGTGTTGTTATACAATCTGAAACATCTGATTCTGTAGCTGCACCAACAAATTGTGTTGAGTCATATTTCAACATTTTACCACGAGCCTGAACCGAAACAGCTGTTTCAGTTGCTAAAGTACCAGTTGACTCAGCACCTTTTTCACCATAAGCAGATGAGCAGTTTAGACCTCTAATAAATCCGCCTGATTCTGCATAGAAAGATTTATCACAATAATATGTGAAGATAGAAACCATCTCACCACGACCACCACCTAATGTATGAACACCACGACCATCAGAGTTAATTTGTGTAAAGTCATTTGCAAGAATTGATTTATTACCTGCACTATGTAAAAGTCCATCAATTTGAATACCAGTTGCGCCTGCGTTTACTGAAGAACAATTTTGTATGTATGGTGAAGCAGTTGTAATTGAACCACTAGGGTCTAATGATACAACAGCAGCTTTACTAGTACCACCGGCACCTGGTGTGCCAGTCAAACCTTTCATTGTCATTTGAACAATGTTAGTTTGATTATTACATAAGAACATATTTGAAGCGTCATTATTTTCTAATGAAGCAACCGTTACAACTAAATTTTGTCCACCAACCGATAAAGTTATTGTATTACCTACAACAAATCCTGTACCACCGTTATAAATTGAAACCGCTGAAGCATTACCACTAGATACCGTTACATTTGCAACAAATGAAGCTGCAATACCATTTACTGAATTTGTTGAAGTACCATGAACATAATTGTAAGTTCCGTCAGTAACGCCAGATATGTTTGTTGTAATTGTAACCGTTTTTACTTGATGACCTGTGCCTGTAGCTGGTCTAATTTCTGTTCCTCTTAAACTTTCACCTTGAACCGTAACACCCGCCGGAACTCTCATAGGTAAAGTTTCTCTATAAACTCCGTTTTTAACATAGATAACATCACCAACTGAAACAGAAACTACATTGAAAGTAATTGCTGAACTACCGCCTGCAGCTGGAAAAGTAATTGTGTTACCTACTGCGTGACCAGAACCACCACTAACAAGTGTAACTACTGGCTCGGATGAACCATCAGTAACTACTCTAATTTTTGCACCTATACCAGAACCATTTGAACTCGCTTGGTCAAGGTCATATGTACCTGGTGTTCCGCCTGTACCACCTGTTACTGATTCAAAACTAACTACATCACCTGAAGTAGCTTGACTTAATGCATAGTATAAAGTTTTAAACGGTAAATATTCTGTACCTGGATTTGAATCTGAACCTGAATTTGCAACATAGTAAACATTTTTACCTTCAGCGTTTGACCATATAGGGTCAGCACCATCTGTTGTTAAAACAGAACCTACGGTACCAATTGGTAATCTTTCAGAGGCAGCAGCACCTTGTTTTATTATATCACCTCTTGTGCTTAATACTGCTCCTGTATCACCTTGTGCAATAAGTTGCCATTTAGTTGCGTCTGAATCTGGAGATACATTTAAAACTCTATCTTGTACTGCAACATAAGTTGAAGCAGTTAATCTTACAACATCACCAATATTATAAGTTGTTGAAGCGTTATAAGCTGCTCTGTAATTAAAACCTTCTAGGTTTAACTGCCAATAAGTTGTGTTTGTTGAACCATTTGTATTCGCTGGATATTGATTAGTATGATTTGCTATACAAACATAGTTGTTACCACCATATTGAATAGTATCACCTGTTTTGTAAGTTGTACCGTGTGAGTAAGCACCTAAAGCTTTGAAACCTGTTGTAAGGACATCCCAATATGTGTTATCTGTTGGCGTTTGTCCTGAAGCTGGTGTTGTATTAATATAAACATATGAATATCCACCATATGTTACTACATCACCGTCTTGGTAAGTTGTACCTGCATTATAAGAGTCTTCAAATTGAAAACCCTCACCATATACTTCAAATTTACTAGGGTCAAAATTTGTTGCGTGTGATGTGTGTTGAGTTGTTGTTCTATATTGAAATGCACCGTATTTAACAAGGTCATTTAATCTGTAATGAGTAGAACCTGCCCAATCGCCTTTAAAAAATAAACCCTCTGTATGAAGAGAGTATTTTGCTATGTCTGTATAAAAGTTTGCTGAAGAAGATTGAGATGTATGATTAGTAACAACCGTATAAACATTACCGCCATACTTTACGATATCATCAACAACATAAGCCGTTGAGGTTGCCCAATCACCTCTCCATTTAAATTTAATTCTACCTAGTTTAAAATCTGCCATCTATATTCCTATACTGCGCTCTGATAAGTTGTTGAGTTTACACTTGCCGAGCTTTCAAATGTGTCAAAATCATCTGTTATAGATGTTTGCCCACCTTCTTGATTTACTCTTCTTACCAAATCTCCACTACTATTTATAAGGTAAGTAGCTGTAGTATTTTGGTCAAATGTAAATTGTTGGTACCTATCACTATCGTTGTTTTTATATCTTTTATTTATTTGTCCTACCGTAATTGAACCGTTATTTGTTGGTTTTAAAACAAATGTAAGTGTTGTTCCTGATACGGAGTAATCTGCAAATGCTGTCTTTCTAACATTGTCCACAAATACTGCAATACCATCAGCAGTCATTCCAGTTGCATTTAAAGTAAATGTCAAAGTTGAACCATCACCTGTAAAATATTGTATATTAAATAATTCTAGTCTTTCTTCGGTATAATCTGAACCGTCTTTAGGTACCGAATCTGATTTACCTTCTTCAAAAAAATTTGAATATTGAATTGATTCGTTATCTACATTAGGGTCAATAGATGTAAGATAAAGCATACCATCTGGTGTTCTACGAATACCATTAAATTTTGTTTGTTCGTTATTTGTATTTTTAGGTATTAAAAGACCCATTAACTTATCTCCAATATACTAGCGTAACACTCTAAATCAGCCGTAGAAGAATCTGGTAAAGGGTGTGCTATCACTCTTAACTTATCACTAGATTCTAAATTTATAGGTTTGTCTAAAGTCAGAGTATTGTTTGCTGGTATTTGTATTTTTTTAGCAACATGATAAAATGTAGAACCACCATCAGTTGTTACTTTTACATCAACAAAGCCATTGTTTGCATTAGATTTATTTGTTAGATACAACGCATGAATAACTGCCTGACCTGAACCACCTGCTGTATATAAATCAGCATTACTATCATCAACATAAGGTATCGCCATTCCTGCATTTTTAAATGTACTTGCCATTTATTATCCCCCGAATACTATCCCATATGCTAATGCGTCACCGTCCATGGCTAAAACACCTGTTGAGTTAGGTAAAGAAACCGTATTATCAGCAGTTGGCTCAACAGCAGTTAAGGTTGTTTCAAATGCGTTTGCTTGATAACCTTCAAAAATTAAATTTGCACCGTCTAAAGTGATATCACTACCTGCGATAGCACCGTTTGATACAACATTTGCTAGTGTTACTGAACCAGCACCACCCATTTCTTTTACAACACCACCGGAAGTTTTTGTATAAAATTTTCCGTCAGTTACATTCATTGCAATCTCTCCGACTGCTAAAGAGCCGGCTGCTGGTACAGATAGAGCTGTTTCACTTCTTTTTGGTTTTATTACCGTTGCCATTATTTAATATGTTTCTTAATTTTGTTTATTAATTTACTTTTTGTTAGTCGTCTATCTAATTCAATACCGACTTTTCTACCTAATTTTTCTAATTCTTTTTTAGTTTTATTTTTTAAACCTTTTATATCTACTTCCCATTCTTTTTTTAATTTTAATGGTTTCATATAAGGTTTTACTATCCAACTTTTAATTTTTGTCCATAGTTTCATTAGAACGAACCTCCGTCAACCGTAGTTATTGATACATCTCCTGATGAGACCGTAAAGTTATCTGAAGTGAATTTAGCCACACCAATATTTGATGTACTTGCTAACTCACCTGCAATAGTTAAAGTATTACCTGAAGCAGTTGTATTTAATCCTTCGCCAGCTAAAAACTCCATAGGGTTACCTATTTGAACCGAACCTTGTGTAGAGCCTTCATCTGTAAATGTAAAGTTTTCAATCTTAGCACCATCAATACTACCTGCTAACATAGAGTTAGTAATACCTAATGCTTTAACTCTTAATGCGTCTGCGTTTACTTCTATTGATGAATCATCTACTTCAACATCTAATTGATTACCAGTTTTACTTAAAGCGGCACCTGAATTAATTTGACCTGCGCCAGAGAATTGTGTTACATCTAAAGCAGTTGTGCCAAATGTTGGTAAGCCGTTGTGAGTAAATACATAACCGTTATCGCCGTTAGCAGTACCTTCTTCTACAAAAACAAATGAACCACCTGATAATTCAGATGGTTGGTCTTCAGGTGTTGCTCTTGTTAAAACAAAAGCA